ATGTGCAGGAGTTCACGCCCGACACGTACGCCGACATCCGCAAGCTGCTCAAGCCTGCGGGCGGTGGTGGCACCACTCCGCAGTGCGTGGCTGACTACATCGCTGAGAAGCGGCTGAAGTTCCAGTGTGGCATCTGGTTGACGGACGGCTACATCGGGCAAGAGCCGGTTGGGCTGCAGTTGCCTCAGTTGTGGGGCGTAGTCGAGAACGAGAACTTCGATGCACGCACTGGCAAGACGGTTCACATCCGAGTCTGATGAACGAGCGCAGGGCAGGACGCTTGCTAAGGAAGAGAGTTAATGCGTGGACAAGCCAACGACTCAAGACAACGGTCGAACTGCTGGTCGAAGGTTACGTTGCAGGAGAGACTACAAAAACGTACCGACTCATCCATCGCCAGCAAGAAAAGAAAGTGGCGTTTGATGTCCTTTACCTCTGCCTCCTCTTCGGTGAAGTACTTGAGCAAAGAAGAAGTGCAGAAGCATTTCAAGGCCAGCTTGCAGCACCAGTGGATGATTGATTTGAAAACGTGCCTGCAAGAACTGATCGCTGCGGAGGAAGCGCCCAACGGCGTGTCCTTCCGCATGAACATGGGCGGGTCCACTGTGGTCTGCTACATCGGCTACTACGACGCCATCGAGGTGCTGGCTCACGAGATACTGCGCCGAGAAGAAGGGAGTGTTCATGTTGAAAACCGTCGTTAACTTCAGGTGGGACGAGGGCAAGTTGTCCATCGACTCCCATCTGTGCAAGGAGTGGGACTCGCTGCTGGTGAGCGCAGCGGGTGCGATGTACCACATCAATCACGAAGCAGTGCAACCGTTGTACGAAGCGTCCCCGTTGTTTGCAGGGATGGAGGAGTTGTGCCGAGCGCAGCGTGGCATGGTCACGCGCTCAGTGATGGACAGCGCAATCAAAGGGCCGTTCATCATCGACCACGAAGCACCTTTGACTGACAAGGAACTGATCGCATGGTATCGGGCCAACAAACGGAAAGGTCGCAAATGAAAATGGAAAACGTCACCCCTCGCTACAACATCGACACGTGCGCGATGATCGTGGAACTCAATGTCTCTACGTGGACAGCACGCAAGCTCGACCGCAAGACGACCGATGAAGTCATCCTCAACAAGCACGCCAAGGCCACCGATGCGGCGCGTGTGAACAAGCACCTGCTCGCCGGTCGCAACGAACTGGAGCAGATCAACAAGTACGTCGCCGCTTCGCGTGGCTTCATGTACGACAACACGCTGCCGTGGTCCGACAGCGGCCAGCGGCTGCTGCCTGCCGTCAAGTTCCTCGACTTCGATGCGGCGATGAACGACCGGCGGGACGTGTTCAACAACATGGTGGCCGACTTCGTGAAGGTGTACCCGACTCTCATCACCGCACAGGCGATGCAGTTGGGCTCGATGTTCAACCGCGACGACTTCCCCTCGCCGCACGAGATCAGCAGCAAGTTCGGCTGGTCGCTGGGCTACCTGCCAGTGCCGAAGGCGGGTGACTTCCGCATCGACGTGGGCAACGCAGCGCAGAAGGACTTGCAGGACCGGCTGGAGGAGCTTGCCAACAAGCGTGTGGCCGACGCCCACAAGTCGCTGTGGGACAAGCTGCACGAGCATCTGGGGCGCATGGCTGACCGGCTGCAGGTGGACACCATTGGCGGCGAGGAGAAGCCGCGCAAGTTCCACAACACGCTGGTGACGAACGGGCTGGAACTGTGCGATCTGCTCAAGGCGCTCAACATCACGGGTGATCAGGACTTGGAGAACGCGCGCACGGCACTGGAGCGTGTGCTGCTTGGACTCGACCCCGAGGACTTGCGCAAGGACATGATCACCCGGCAGGGCGTGCTGAAGGAAGTTAAGGCGATCACCGAGAAGTTCTCGTTCTGAGGAGAGGCCATGAAGAAGCTGATCGTAGTGCTGTGCGCTGTTGCATTGGCGTTGTCAGGGTGCGCATCGGTGGATACCACCTACCGGCCCGTGGTCGATACGAAGGGCGTTGACTTGAACAAGTACGAGCGCGATCTCAACGAGTGCAGGCAGTACGCCAAGCAGGAGTTGGATGCGGCGCAAGGCGCGGCGGCGGGCGCTGTGGCGGGCGCGCTGTTCGGTGTAGCCATCGGCGCAATACTGGGCTTGCATGGCAGCGACCTTGCGCAAGTGGCGGGTGTTGGTGCGGTAACGTGGGGGACGGCTGGCGCAGGCGGGGCACACCGCAGTCAGACGGACATCGTGAAGAACTGCCTCGCGCAACGGGGCTATCGCGTACTGGGGGGCTAATGACACGCTTCGAAGAGTTCTGCATGCGTGGCTTCAAGACGCACGGGCAGAAGTTCGTCCCGCCGAGAGGCGACGAGTTCATCGACGCCTACAACAAGGGCGACACGTTTCGCATCAAAGTGCAGTGCGATAACTGGGCGCGCTGGGGCTACGTCGGCCTCACGACGGGCTGGCGTCCGTGCTTCCTGCTGATGTTGCGCAGAGGGCAGCACGGGTCGAGCGACACGCTCAATCCGTTGATGGACAAAGTGATCAACACGAAGTGGCTGAAAGAGAAGAGGAGAAAGTGATGAAGGACCTGTTCACAGACATGCCGTTCAAGGAAGCACCGAAGGATTCGCCCAAGCCCATCCGCATCTGGGACGCCAAGAAGAAGCGGCACTGCGTCGGGCGCTACTACAAGTACCACCGTAATGCCCATGATGGAGCACTGCTGATGTCCCGCTGGTCCGCTGTGGGTGAGACGCTGGAGATCATCGACGCGCGCACCGGCAAGTTGCTGGGCCAGTACACGCGCAAGGCCAACAGCATCAGCTACATGGCTCCGGAGTACGTTGCACCGAAGGAGACGAAATGACCGTTGACCGCAGCATGCTGCCCACCCCGCACAACTTGACTGCCAAACAGTGGGTGGAGCGGGCGAAGGAAACGCTGAACAAGCGCACGAAAGAGGATGACGACTCGGAACTTCTCGATGCGTACGACGATCTGTGCAACGCACTAGAGGTGTGGGAGGAGGCGAAATGAACACGCCGAGGTACTTCACGACCAGCATCGAGGGCAGCACGCCCGAGGGCGTGCATCGGCGGTTCACGGTTGAGTGGTCAACGGAGAACGACGAGATCGGGCTCATCCTGCACACGATCTACGAACCACGCATGGATGAAACGCAGACGCACTTGCTGATCCAGCGGGAAGCAGCGCAGATGCTGTTCGAACTGTTCGGCGCTCTGTTGCACAACAAGCACCTGCTGGAACAACAGGCAGTCAGAGGAGAAGAAGAATGAAAGCCTATCGAGTAGACGGTGTGCGTGACGAGCACTTCGCGCCGACGCTGGCCGAAGCGCACAAGAAGGCGAAGTACTACGTGTCGTGCGCCTGCGGTTGGCAGGACGTGCGCATCGAGGAAGTGGAAGTGCAGGACGACAAGGCGGGCGTCATCGCTGCGTTGAACAAGACGCCCAAGTTCGACTACACCGGGCGCGTGTGGGAGTTCAAGAGCCAGCGACTTGGGCTGGAAGAAATATCGGGGCTGGAATGAAACTGACACGCAGCGAGAAGGCGGAGTTGATCCGCACGTACTGCCGTACGCTGGAGAACTACATGCTGGAGAAGCTGGATCACACGCCCGAGGATTGGAACGGGCTGCAGTTGCGCAACTGGTTCTGGATGGCCGCGAAGGACCAGTACATGCACGATCTGGGGCGCAAGGAGATGGCTGACCTGAAGAACGAAGTTCTCGTGAGGAACCTATGAAACGCAAGCTGACCGAACAGCAGTTGATTGCGCTGCGCAAGAACGCAGCGAAGGGCCGCAAGAAGCTGGCGGCGATGCGCAAGGCGGGCATGCCTGTTGGCAAGCCGGGGCCGAAGAAGAACAAGGCGGTGGAGATTCCGCTCGCCATGATCCCGGCTGGCCCGCCGCCTATCCCGGCCAAGCGCAAAGAAAGGGTGGCGTCGCGTGAGTCGGTCGATGCGCTGGCGCAGTTGATCGTGGCAACGTGGGCAGAAGTGGAACGCAGGAAGGGAACGCTATGAAACTGCTTGGACAAGTCGTGGTCGTGCTGGTAGGACTAGCAGCGATTGCCTTCATCCTGTGGACGCTGACTACATCGGGGATCGTGCGATGAAACGCTTGTTCGCTTTGCTGCTGCTCCCTACGGCAGTCCTCGCTTCGTGCTGCTGGACGCTCATCTCCAGCAACTACGACATCGCGTTGCAGAAGTGGGTGTGCGTGTACCAATCCTCCAGCGGGACGCTGGTGCGTGAGTTCCAGAACGGGGTCTGCTCGATCACCCCGCAATATCACTAGGAGAAAACAATGGCACGAGTGTTTACGGCGAAGGCCGCGAAGGATTACCCGAACCACGGCATCAAGAAGGGCGACACGTACTACTACTGGTCGCCGGGGTTCCGTGGTGTGAAGCAGATGAGTGCAACGCCGCCGCGTCCGTCGCAACTGACCACCAGCAAGATGAGCGGGGCGCTGGCGGCTGGCGAGGCGCTGCAGGACGCCATCAACGACGCGTCGTGCGTCGAGGACATCACCAGCGCGATGGACGAGGCCATCGAGTCGATCCGCTCCGTAGCAGAGGAGTACGAGGAAGCGTCACAGGCCGAGACGAGTAACGGCAACCGCGTGCCCAACGCCGACGAGATGGAGGAGAAGGCGCAGGGGCTGAACGACTGGGCCGATAGCATCGAGAGCGACAAGGGCGAGGTCGAGTCGCTGGACGCCACCGACTACGAGGACGAGGTGGACGTGAAGGACTTGGACGAGGAGTACGTGGAGGAAGTGAACGGCGAGAAGCAGCGCAAGCCGGTAACGTGTTTCGAAGAACTGACCCCCGATGAGCAGACGAACATGCTCGACGCGGCGAAGGAACTGGCGCAGCAGAACGTGGACTGCCCGCTATGAAAGCACGCATGCGAGTAGCGGCACCGCAGGAAACCGAAGTGACGCTGCAGATCACCATGACGGTGGAGCAGTGGCAGGTAGTCAGCAAGTCGCTGAACAACGAGAACCCGTGCTACTGGCTGCGGGGTGCCATCGAACGCGCTGGCAAGCGCATCTTCAGCGTGATCGAGGAGGAAGTGGACATCACTTCCACGGTTCCGCCGCCTGCGCCCTGAAAGGGATGACCATGAGTGAACTGACTATGAAACCTGTCTATTACTTGACATTGGATGGGGACGAACTTACGCTCGTCCTTCGGAGTTTGCGCGGCGCGCTCATTCCAGAAGAAGAGGAAGGGGCGCGGGAGTTGTGCAACAAGTTGACGATACAGCGGGGAGGGGCTGTGGACAGCTTTTCCAAGTCGATCCACGTCCACACCGAGAACGCGCGTACCGCCCAGCGGGAGTTGGAAGAGGCCCGCAACACGCGGCTGCAGAAGCTCGATACGCTGTCTAGGAAATGAGCGAACGACACCCCAACTCGCTGGCCAACTTGAAGAAAGGCCATGACTGGACGAAGCGCGGGCCTGCGGTCAAGGTCAACGCTTTGTCCTTCGGCCTGATGCTGAAGTACATGATCGAGCACCCCAACTGCAACAACCACGAGATCGCGGAGGCCACCGGGTTGCACTACGGCACGGTGGGCAAGTGGCTGCGGGCGTGGCACAAGCTGGGGATCGTGCACATCAGCGCGTGGGACAACAACGCGTACGGAAGGCCACGCATCAAGCTCTACACCTTCGGTGCAGGCAAGGACGCGAAGCCGCGCATCAAGAGCAGCCGGGAAATAGCACGGGACTACAGGGCGCGGCGCAAGCTGCGCGAAATGCACAACGCCATCGCAGGGAGAATCGAGAGTGGGACTGAACAACAGACTTGAAGAGGACCGGGAATACGCAGCCGCTGACGTAGGGCTGGAAATGAAGGTGGCCAAGCTGACGCAGATCGTGGAAGTGCTGCTCGATCACGCGCCCGAACGCGCCAAGCAGAAGGTCAACGAACTGCTGGGGGGTTAGATGGCAGTCGCAAAGCTGTTGCGCTTTGGCGAGTGGTTCGAACAGAACCGGCACAAGTACACGGTGCAGGTCATTTCGCAGGAAGTGATCGTTGGCAGCAACGGATACAACGAAGTAACGGTGACGTACCGGAAGCAACCCGTTGACGTAGTGCCAACGGCCTCGATGGTGGCGCTGTTCAACGACTACGACAACTATCTGGACAACAACCTCGTCCTATAGGAGCGCACATGAAGCACGCCAACAAGGTCAAGAAGCCGTTCAACTACGTGCCAGCAGCCGCGTCGCTGGCCGACCCCGAATATCTCCGCAAGCGGTTCGCGGCGATTCGCAGGCAGCAGCAGGAAGAAGCGAAGAAGGCAGTACCCGTTCAACAACCCAAACTTAGGAAGGTCGTATGAAATTCGAAATCTATCCGGATGTCGGCACGTCGTGGCGTTGGCGCGCTCGTGCGCAGAACAAGAAGCTGGTCGCTGCCAGTGGTGAGTCGTTTGCCCAGAAGCACAACGCCATCCGCGCAGCCAAGGCGTTCGTGCGCAGCCTCGTCGGTGCCAACTTCAAGAACAAGGTCGTGTTCGAAGTAGCTGAGAAATGAGCGACCTAGTAGCGCGGCTACGCGCCTTCATCAAGGACGACTACGCCGTGGAACGTCCGCAGATGAAGGCGCTGTGCAACGAAGCGGCGAACGAGATCGAGCGGCTAACGATGGAACTAGCCGAAATCACGTGGCGCATGGAGGGATTGGAGAAATGACACCCGAGGGCAAGGTCAAGAAGGCGATGACCGAAGGACTGGATCAGTTGGCAGCGTACTGGTTCTTCCCCGCTACGCATGGGTACGGGCGTAGCGGGGTGCCCGACATCATCGCGTGCATCGACGGCAAGTTCTGGGGGTTCGAATGCAAGGCAGACAGCGGCACAGCCACCGGCCTGCAGTTGCTGGAGATTCAGAAGATTACGGAAGCAGGAGGCCGCGCGCTGATCGTGCGCGGTATGGAGGGCGTGGAAACCACGCTCGCCTTTGTCGAGTACTGCATTGGGAGATTTCGTGACAGATCAAGAGGAACGGCTGCAAAAAGTCGAAGAGGCAAGGAAGTACCTAGACACCGTGCTGAATGACGATGACATGCACATCGTGATGGTCAGCATGCAGGACAGCACGAAGGTGATGGCGGTGCACATCATCAACACGCTCCCCGGGATCGCTACGCAGTTGCTGCAACTGGCGTCGATCTACACGGCGGAGACACACGACAGCGAAGCACTGAGCAAGGCGCACTGATGACAGCACCATACGACCGCATCATGGTCGCGGATTTTGAAACACTGTGGGACAGCAAGGAGTACACGCTGTCGAAACTCACCACGGAGGAGTACGTTCGTGACAAACGCTTCCACGCTTATGGCATGGGCTACAAGTGGTTTGGGGATGACAAGGCCCACTGGGTCAGCCACCCAAACCTTCCCGGTTTTTATCGAAGCATCGACTGGGAACGTACTGCAGTGCTCGCTCACAACGCACAGTTCGATTGCACCATCCTTTCGTGGCGCTACGGGGTACGACCTGCATTTATCCTCGACTCCCTTTCTATGGCACGCGCCCTGCGAGGCGTGGAGGTTGGCAACAGCCTCGCCAAGTTAGCGGCTGCATTCGGCCTGCCACCAAAGGGCAAGGCCGTGCACAACACCGATGGGCTGGGGCCGGTGCTGCCGCCCGAGGTGGAGATCGAGTTGGCCGACTACTGCAAGCACGACGTGTGGCTGTGCGAGCAGATATACGCCAACCTGCTGGTGAACGCCTACGAGACAGGCAATCTGTTCCCGTCGAAGGAACTGCGCTTGATCGACATGATCCTGCGCATGTTCGTGAACCCCGAACTGAAGCTCGACAGTGCAATGCTGACGACGGCGCTGAAGGAGGAGCACACGCGTCGCACGGCGCTGTTGGAGAAGCTGGGCGTGAAGGATGAGGAGTTGGCATCCAACCCCAAGTTCGCTGACCTGTTGTTCAAGCTGGGTGTGCCGACACCGTACAAGGAGAGCAAGGCCACACCCGGCAAGATGATCCCCGCCTTCGCCAAGACGGACGTGGAGTTTCAGGCGCTGCTGAACCACGACAACGAGGACATCGCCACGCTGTGCGAGGCGCGGCTGAAGGTCAAGAGCACGCTGGAGCGCACCCGTGCGCAGCGGCTGCTCGACATCTCGACCCGGGGTGCACTGCCTATCCCGTTGGCCTACTACGGCGCGCACACCGGGCGCATACAGGCGTCGAAGGGGCAGGCCATCAACATGCAGAACCTGAAGCGGGGCAGCTTTCTGCGGAAGGCGATCATGGCCCCCGAGGGGCACGTCTGCGTGGTGGCGGACTTGTCCCAGATCGAGGCGCGCGTGCTGGCGTGGCTGGCGGGGTACGAAGGGCTGCTCGACATCTTCCGGTCGGGCGAGGACGTGTACGCCACGTTCGGGGCGGGCATGTTCGGGGTCCCCGGCATGACGAAGGAGAGCCACCCCGATTTGCGGCAGAGCGCCAAATCCGCCGTGCTGGGGGCAGGCTTCGGGCTGGGCTGGCGCTCCTTTGCACAGCAACTGATCCCCGGCTTTCTGGGGGCTCCGCCCGTACTTTATGGCAAGAAGTTTGCAAAACAGTTGGGCATCACCGGGAGCGACCTGCAGTTCTTCATCGACTGGCAACCGAGGAAGGGGCCGTCGTGGCTGGAGCAGGTGCTGGCGATCCCCCGCAACTGCTCCGACGAGGAGATCATCGTCCACGGCGTCTGTTCCCAGCGCATCATCAACAAGTACCGGGACGCCGCTGGGCCGGTGGTCAAGTTCTGGAAGCTGTGCGAGGACGCCATCGGGGATGCGCTGGCAGGCGACGGCATCTTCGACTTCAAGTGCATCAGGTTCCAGAGTGGACACATCTTCCTTCCCAATGGAATGGCCCTCCGGTATCCTGAACTTGCGTACGACAAAGAGAAGGGTTGGTCCTACCTGAACGGCGTCAAGCGCAGGAAGTTGTACGGCGGGGCCCTGACCGAAAACATCGTTCAAGCCCTAGCTAGAATCGTGATGACGGACGCCATGCTCCGGATACAGAAGAGGTATCCGGTGGTGTTGACCGTGCATGACGAGATCGTTTCGCTGGCACCCGAAGCTGAAGCCGAAGAGGCTAAAGAGTGGGTTCTGGCGCAGATGGTCGTGGAACCGAAGTACATGCAGGGCATCCCGTTGGCAGCAACGTGCGACACCGCAGTGCGTTACGGAGAGGCGAAGTGATACCGACAAGAGTCAAGGTTGGTAGGACGTGGTACGGAGTGAAGAAGAGGCGGATGCCGCTCGGCATCTACGGCGAGTGGCGCTACAAGGACAGCCGCAAGCAGTACACCGGCATCGCCGTGAGCACAGGCGACCACATCGGGGAGCATCCGCAGGACTTGCAGGAGGAAGCGTTCTGGCACGAGTTGACGCACGCCATCCTGCACGACATGAAGGAGAAGGCGCTGAACGACAACGAGGACTTCGTGACCGGGTTCTCGCAGCGGCTGCACAAGGCCATCAAGAGCGCGGAGTTCAAGTGAGTCACGCCAAGTGGTCGCATAGCAGCCTGAAGGACTTCGAGACGTGCGCTCGCAAGTATCACGAGTTGCGTGTCCTGAAGAAGTGGCCAAAGGAAGAGAGCCCCGAGGCTGACTACGGCACCAAGCTGCACGAGGCGGCGGAGTTGTACGTCAGGGACGGCGCGGAGCTTGCGCCCGAGTACCGCTTCCTCAAGCCTGCGCTCGACGTGCTGCTGGAGATGCCGGGTGACAAGTACTGCGAGCACGAGATGGCGCTCACGTGGGACTTGAAGCCGTGCGCGATGGATGCGCCGGATGTGTGGGTGCGCGGCATCGCTGACTTGCTGGTGGTGGACGAGCCCAACTACACGGCGTGGGTGCTGGACTACAAGACGGGCAAGTCGAAGTACGCCGACACCAGTCAGTTGAAGTTGATGGCGCTGATGGTGTTCGAACACTTCCCCAAGATCAAGCGCGTCAACGGCGCGCTGCTGTTCGTGCTTGGCGAGCACATCGTCAAGCAGCGGGTGGAGAGCGAAGATCGACACGCCATCTGGTGGGACTACCGGCAACGCGTTGCACGCATCGAGCAGGCGCTCGATGCGGGGGTATGGAATCCGAGTCGTTCAGGGCTGTGTCGCAAGCACTGCCCGGTGTTGACCTGTGAGCACAACGAAAGGGGGTAGTGGAAATGCCGACACCGAAGCACATGAAAACCGAGGCGTACTGGGACCGCGAGTGGGAGTTGGAGAAAGCGCGGGGCAAGAACAAGGGGCCGTACATGGAGCGCGAACGCGCCCGTGATGCGATGGACAAGGCGGGCATCGACCGCAAGGGCAAGCACGTCGATCACATCAAGCCCATCAAGGAAGGCGGCAAGACGACCAAGGGCAACCTGCGTGTCGTCAGCGCCAAGACCAACCTCACCAACAAACCGAAGCGCGGCAAGCAGATCAGCAACGTGCCGAAGCTGAAGAGGTAGACATGGCAATCACAAAAGGATCATTGTTAAACAAGATGTTCGGGTGGAACGACCCGCGCGGGCTTTTCGACACCGACAAGGCCGACGCCTTCGGGATGGCGCAGGACAAGCGCGAGGGCGCGAAGATGCAGTACGACCTGATGCGCAATCAACTGATGAATCAGGCGCAGTCGCAGGCGTACCAGAACGTGGTGCTGGGCGGTGGCGGGGGCGGCGGCAGCGCAGGGACGTGGATAACGACCAGCCAGCCATACCATCCCAACCCGGATCACGAAAGCCTACCTTTGCTGCGGATGGAGGACTTGGACAGCGCCGCAGGCAAGGCATCGTTGGAGGAACTGAAGGACTTGTGGAGGGCCCGATGGAGCGACCGCTGGGTGAAGAGGGGGGAGATTACCGACGAGTTTTATACAGTCTGTGCGCAGAGGCTCCTATTGTCGGATCGCTTGGAAGCCCACGAGCTAGCGGATGGAACACACGTCTATCGTTTGATCGAGAAGTGATGGATTCCTGCTACTACGACTTCAAGGTTCAGAACCCCGGCTCCATCGAAATACCCAGCGGCCCATTTGTTCGCTTCGCAAACGACTACGAAATCACGGCCAGTGCAGAAGCCCCCACGCTGGAAACGCTGATTGATCTGTGGAACGCAGGGGGGCCGTACTCGCTGGAACGCGTATCGCAGGACCCGTGGTTGAGCGCGGTGTTCTTCCGCCTGTGTCGGGCGCAAGCAGTAAGAGTCAACGCAGGGACTGGTGAAGTGTATGCAAATCGTAGAGAACAAAGCACTGCTACTAAGGACGCGATCCCCGCAGAAGTTCGGGATCATTCCGCGTAGCCGCATCGTTGGGCAGACGCACGACGGCGCGCATGAAGTGCTGGTGTACTGGGGGCTGGATGAAGTGCGGGTGTTGCGCAACCTTGGGGTGGAGGAAGCACCGAGCCCCATCCTGCGCAACTACACGTGGCCCGCACGCTTCAAGCCGTTCGAACACCAGAAGGACACGGCAGCGTTCCTGACGCTCAACCGGCGCGCGTTCTGCTTCAACGATCCGGGTACTGGCAAGACGCTATCGGCACTGTGGGCGGCGGACTACCTCATGCTGCGCAAGCAGGTGCGCCGCGTGTTGATCCTCTGCCCGCTGTCGATCATGGACGCTGCGTGGCTGTCGGAGATTCACCGCAGCGTCATCCATCGCTCCGCCATCATCGCGCACCACACGCAGGCCGAACGCAGGGTGCGCATGATCGAGGGCGACTACGAGTTCGTCATCGTGAACTACGACGGGCTGAAGCTGGTGGCCGACGCCGTGGTGAAGGACGGCACGTTCGATCTGGTCATCGTGGACGAAGCCAATGCGTACAAGAACGACCGCACCGAGCGTTGGAAAACGCTGAACAAAATCCTCAAGCCCGACACCATGCTGTGGATGATGACGGGCACGCCTGCGGCGCAGTCGCCCGAGGATGCGTTCGGCTTGGCGAAGCTGGTCAATCCGACCGGCATCCCGAGGTACTTCACGCAGTGGCGCGACTTGGTGATGAACAAGATCACCACGTTCAAGTGGGCACCGAAGCGTGATGCACAGGAGAAGGTGTTCGCTGCGCTGCAGCCAGCCATCCGCTACACGAAGGAGGAGTGCTTGGACTTGCCGCCTGTGTTGACGCAGGTGCGCGAGATTCCGCTGACGTTGCAGCAGGTGAAGTACTACAAGCAGATCAAGGAAATGATGATCACTCGCGCAGCGGGCGAGACGATCACGGCAGTCAACGCCGCTGCTGGCGTCAACAAGCTGCTGCAGATCAGCGCAGGCAGCGTCTACACCGACAACAAGGAGGTGGTCGAGTTCGACTGCGCGCCGCGCCTGAACGTACTGAAGGAAGTCATCGAGGACACCGACCGCAAGGTGATCGTGTTCATCCCCTATCGACACAGCATGGCGGTGCTGTTCGACGCGCTAGGCAAGTACGGCGTGGAGCAGATTCACGGGGACATTTCCACCGGCCAGCGCAATAGCATCTTCAAGCGGTTCCAGAACGAGGACTCCATTCGCATCCTGCTGATCCAACCGCAGGCTGCAGCCCACGGCGTTACGCTCACGCGTGCCGACACCGTGGTGTTCTGGGGGCCGGTGATGAGTACCGAGACGTACCTGCAGTGCATCGCACGGACGGATCGGATAGGGCAGGACTCCGAGCACGTCACGGTAGTCCATCTGCAGGGCAGTGACATCGAGCGCCGGATGTACGCGGCGCTGGAGAAGCGGGTCGAGAACCACAACCTCCTCATCCAGATGTATGCGGACGAATTGGGGTTGTCCAGTTCTTGACATTGTAGTACGCTAGTCGCACAATTCAGAAAACACAGAGGAGCTTCACATGGATGCGTCAGACATCCCGCTGGGCAAACTTGCTTCAACGTATACGAAGATCAGGGCTGCGAAGCAGAAGCTGCAGGCCGAGTACGACGGCAAGATCGAAGAGTTGGAAGAGCAGATGACGCTGTTGTCGCACGCCATGAAGGACATCCTTCTTGGCCAGAAAGCGACCAGCATGAAAACCGAGTCGGGGCTGGTGGTGCTGTCGAAGAAGTCACGCTACGACGCCACCGACTGGGACGCGATGTACCGCTTCATCAAGGAGCACGACGCCTTCATGCTGTTGGAGAAACGCGTGCACCAGAAGAACATGCAGCAGTACGTAGGAGACAACCCCGACGCGGTTCCACCGGGGCTGAACATCAACACCGAGTACGTCATTTCCGTTCGCAAGGCATAAGGGGAAGAGCCACATGGCCACGAATCAAGTCGCATTGTTTGACCCGAAAGCAGCAGTACCGGCGTTTGCCCGCAAGGCAGAGATCAGCGACCTCGCCAAATCCTTGGCGGGCGGCGCAGGCGGCAAGCGCATCAGCATCAAGGGCGGCGTGTTCCGCCTGATCGACGGCGGACAGGAGATCGCGCAGATCGAGAACCGCTACCTCGACGTGGTGATCGTCAACGCCGCTGCGAAGATCGGACGCACGTACTACGAAGGCAAGTACAAGGAGGATGCCGTCACGGCCCCCGCGTGCTGGTCAGCGGACGGCGACCACCCCGACGCCAGCGTCAAGGCCCCGCAGTCCAAGGCGTGCTCCAACTGCCCGCAGAACGTGAAGGGCAGCGGCGACAACGACAGCCGCGCCTGCCGGTTCAGCCAGCGGCTGGCCGTGGTGCTGGCCAACGACATCGAGGGCGCAGTGATGCAGCTTCAGGTGCCCGCCAAGTCGCTGTTCGGCAAGGACGAGGGCGGCAACATGCCGCTGCAGTCCTACGCCAAGTGGCTGGCCGCGCAGACTGTGAACCCCGACATGGTGGTCACGCGCCTGAAGTTCGACACCAAGGCGGAGTCGCCCAAGCTGTACTTCAAGGCGATGCGCTGGCTGGTGGAGGATGAGTTCGCTACCGCACAGGCGCAGGCCAAGACGCCCGACGCCATCGCCGCCATCACCATGACCGTCGCCCAGACGGACCACGTGGCGGAGAAGAACGACGATGCGGACGAGGAGGATGCGCCCCCGCCGCCCGTCAAGGCAGCGAAGCCCGCCCCGCAGGCCGCGCCCGCCGACGACGATGAGGACGAGGCCCCGCCCCCGCCCG